GAGACCTTTCTTACATGTTAGATATAGAGCTTCAGAAACTGAAGACAGAAGATATAAGACTTGGATTACTGGCTCTGCTGGTGGTGCTGCAACGTCGGATATCGATAACATGCAAGTAAACTTCTTGAGTGAGAGAGCTGTATGTACTTTAGGTGCAAACAACTTCTTCTTATTTCAAGACTAGTAATTAAATATTAGGGGCGTAGCAATGCGCCCCTTTTTTAAATAATAAAATTAAATTAAATCAAATGAAAAAAGAAAAGACAAGTCCTAAAATGGACACAGTAAAAATTACTCCCAAAAAATCTACACCAAAATTCGTAGATAAACAATATAAACTTACAAGAGAAACAGCTCCCTTATCTTTGATATTAGCATCAAGGCATACAACAAGGTTTCCGTTGTTACACTTTGATGAGGACACAGGTCTAAACAGGCCTTTGAGATATGCAAGAAATCAAAACTCTCCTTTTCAAGATGAGCAAGATGATAACGCTATCATTGAGCCTATTGTATTTGAAGATGGATTCCTACATGTTCCAAAGAATAATCAAGTATTACAAAAATTTATGGATTTACATCCAGGAAAAGATAGACTATTTGTAGAAGTTAATAAAGCAAAAGAAGCTGCAGAATTAGTTGAAGACTTAAACTTAGAAGTCGATGCTTTAATAGAAGCTAGACAACTGACAGTTGAACAAGTTGAAAACGTAGCTAGAGTTTTATTTCAAAAAGATGTTTCTAAGGTTACTACTGCAGAGTTAAGAAGAGATATATTAATATTTGCTAGACAAAACCCTAGTGGTTTTATGAATTTATTGAAAGACCCAGCTCTTAAATTTAATGCTGACATACAAAACATTTTAGATAAAAATCTAATACAGTTAAGAAATAATAAAAAGGAGGTGTGGTTTAACACAGATTCAAATAAAAAGAAAATGTGCAACATACCATACGGTGAAGACCCTTTATTTATAATAGGTTCATACTTTCAAAGTGATGATGGATTAGAGTCTTTTAAACATTTAAAAGCTTTAGTAAAAAATTCGTAACTTTGTTTTAGAAAAAATTTATTCCTTCCTTTACTATCGACAGCGAGAAAGCATCTAATTCTTAGATGCTTTTTTATTTTATGTATCTTTGTAAAAAGATTTTCAAATGATAAATTCTGTAAGAAATACTGTACTTGCTATTATCAATAAAAATAACTACGGATATATATCTCCTGGTGATTTTAATTTATTTGCTAAACAAGCGCAGTTAGATATATTTGACGAATATTTCATAAGATATAATCAGCAAATTAACGAAGAGAACGCAAGGATATCTGGAACTGGTTATGCTGATATTAAAAAAGGATATGAAGAGGTTATTGATACTTTTTCTATAACATCATTTTTAACTCAAAAAACTCAAAACGTTTATTTTTTACCATCAGCTTCAACAACGGGTTCTGATTATTATTTATTAAATAAAGTATTATGTTTTACTGGCGGTGTTTTAAAAGGTGAAGCAGAAAAGGTTACACACAGTAAAATTACTATGTTAAATAGTTCGCTTTTAACTTCTCCATCCACTATCTTCCCGGCTTATACTCAAGAAGCAGATGAGGTGTCAATTTATCCAAATACTTTTAATGGGGTAAATGATGTACAGGCTCAATACATAAGATACCCTTTAGACCCTAAATGGACGTATGTAACATTATATGGGGGTGAACCATTGTTTGACCAAACACAAGCAGATTATCAAGACTTTGAATTACCAATAGATGATTCTAATAATTTAGTAGCTAAAATATTGCAATACGCTGGAATATCAATAAGAGAAGCTGATGTTTTTCAATTTGGACAAGTACAAGACCAACAACAAAATCAAACTAATCTTTAATTATGGCATATATAAATCAAAGAAAATATTATACTAATGATGGTGTAAATCCTACGGATACTAACTGGGGGTCTTATCAGTATGTAAGTTTAGAAGATGTGGTAAAAAACTTTCAATTAATGTATGCTGGTAACCATGGCTTAGTAAACAATGTCAATAGGTTTAAAATATTATTTCACGCAAAACGAGGTATTCAAGAACTTAATTATGATGCTTTTAAAGAAATAAAAGCATTGGAGCTTAAGGTTTTTGATGATTTAAGATTTGTTTTACCAGCTGATTATGTAAATTGGGTTAAGCTTTACCTGTTAAAAGACAATGTGTTGAGAGAATTAACTGAAAATATACAAGTGCAATCAGCAGTTTCTTTTATTCAGTCTTCTGCCGATAATTTTACTTATGACAGTGAAGGCAATGCTACCGTTGTTGAATCAAATTTAGATTCAGAAAGAAAAGATGGTTCTTTAAAAAGTATTTATCTAAATGACGAAATAGATGAGAATGTAAATCCAAACGTTAACAACTATGACTCTGATATTTACAACTACAGAATCGGCGCAAGATATGGTTTAGAAACTGAAACAGCAAACATAAACCCTACGTTTACTATAGATAAAAAAGCTGGTGTTATTAATTTTGATTCAACTATGGCAAACCAACAGTGTGTGCTACAGTATATATCTGATGGAATGGAAAATGGTGATGACTCTAAAATAAGCGTTAATAAATTATTTGAAGAATATATTTATGCTTACATTCAATATGCTTTATTAAATAGTAAATTTGGAGTTCAAGAGTATATAGTTAATAGAGCAAGAAAAAATAAACAAGCTTTATTGAGAAATGCTAAAATCAGATTGAGTAATATTCACCCAAGCAGATTATTAATGAATCTGAGAGGTGAGGATAAGTGGTTAAAATAAGATGGCAAACATTCAGAGAAATTTTATAGCGGGCCGTATGAATAAAAGCCTTGATGAAAGGCTTGTCCCAAATGGAGAGTATATAAATGCTGTAAATGTAAGACTTGGTTCTACTGAAGATTCTGAGATTGGTGCTGTTGAAAATTCAAAAGGAAATTTACCGCTAACAGAACTACAATATGTTGACGGAACTAAATTGAGCTCACAGGCTAGGTGTATTGGTGCGTTTGAAGATGGAGCTAATTTAGCCTTATATTGGTTTGTTCATGACCCAGCTTTTACTCAAGGTGCTACGGGTAAATTAGACTTAATAATTTCATTTGATGTAGAAACCGGTCAATTAATATACCACGTAATAAGTATTAATGACGGGAATGGCATAAACACTACGCTAAACTTTAACCCAAATTTCTTAATTACAGGAGTTGATAAAATAGATAATCTATTATTTTTTACTGACAACACTAACCCTCCAAGAGTTATTAATATTAATCAAAATTATGGAGACCCTTTACTTGGTGTAAATGTTGATGTATTTAATCAGGATGATATTTTAGTAATAAAAAAACCTCCCACAAGTGCTCCAACAATATTACCATATTTTGTTTCAAGTATTACAGATGCTTATTTAGAAGATAAGTTTTTATGTTTTGCTTACAGGTATAAGTATGCGAATAATGAATTTTCAGCTATTTCTCAGTTTAGTGAGCCAGCATTTACGCCTGGTAATTTTGATTTCACCACAAATAGTTATTTAAATGAAGGAATGGTAAATCAAAACAATGCCGTTTCAATTACATTTAATACTGGTAGCAGCAGTGTAACAGATGTTCAGTTATTGTTTAAAGAAGCAGATAGCACGTCTATAAAAGTTATAAAAACTCTTAACAAAAAGAAAGATTTAGGAAGTATTAACAATACAAATACGGATTATCAATTTACAAATAGAGAAATATTTACCGTATTGCCTGACTCTGAAATTCTAAGACTTTTTGATAATGTTCCACAGTTAGCTAAAGCTCAAACTTTAATGGGTAACAGGCTGATGTATGGAAATTACATGGAGGGGTATGATTTGAAAGATAGTGCTGGAGCTAATATAGAGTTAGATTTTACTGCAACATTTAAGTCAGACCCTATAGCACTTATTGACACATCAGCGCACACAAGTACTGGACAATTTACATATACTCCTACATCTACAAGTAAATCTATTTCAGATTCAGTATTATATGTTGACTTAAGTCCTTTAATGACCGGTGAATCTAAATTAAAAAAAGGAACAAGATTAACTTTAAATTTTGGTATAACATTTTTTGAATTTGAACAAGTTTTTGGCTCAGCTCCAACACCAACTACAGCTATATTTGAGCTTAGTTGGTCTTATACTTTGATAGATGATTATACTACTGTTTATGATTTTGTTAATAGTGTAGATTTTCAAGAAAAGATAGGAACTGATGGGGTAAATGGAACAATACAAACCGTTGCCAATGCACAAGCTGGACTTGGTAATACTTTAACAGATGTCTTTAACAGAACTGTGCCTGAAAATTTAGATTCTACTTATAGCTTGTTACAAACAGGAATAACTTCTGCAACTTCAACGTTTCCAAGCGCTGGTCAATCTTTAGTAGCTACAGCAAGTACTTCCTCAAATGTTTTACAAATACAAAACTTAGCGGCTCTTTATAGTGATGGAGTAGCACAATCAGGTTACGCTTACTGGGGCATAGTAAATGAAACTGCTTCTTTTAGAGATAGCGCAAGCGCTGAAAGTTTACACAGTAATAGAGGTTATGAGGTAGGTATTATTTACATGGATGATTACAACCGAGCATCAACAGCTTTAGTAAGTAATGCTCCAGGAGGTTCAGGAGCTTCATTTAACATTCCATGTAGCAATTCTATTGACAGAAACTATATAGAAGTAGAAATACCACCATCAATGAAAGCTCCGGCTTGGGCAACAAAATATAAATTTGTTGTAAAACCTACTAAAGACACCTATGAAACAATTTATAGTAATGTTGCTTATAGAGACACAGTTTCAAGTTCAAGTTACTTTTTATTAGATGGTGAAAATGCAGCTAAAGTTGAAGCGGGTGACACATTAATTGTAAAGGCCGATAATACAGGACCAACTACTAGATGTATAAGAACAACTGTTTTAGAAAAAGAAGCTCAGTCCAGTGGTTTTATATCTATATTTGACGCGTCGGGAACTTCGGTTGATGTTATAGGTGGTGTTTATATGAAGATAAACGCTTCTAATTTTTCATCTATACAAGACCCTAATGCTGTTATTGCAATTGACCCTATTAAAAAAACATGTACTACAAGTGGCGACATACCTACTGTAGCGTTTCCTTTTTTTACAACCGTAAATAGACAAGCTCCTTTAACTTCTACTTATGATGTTTACGATGTTCCCGTTGGAAGTAGAATAGTCATGAGGGTAGAAATGAGGAGAAATGGAGCTGGAACTGGTGCAGGAGGAAGACAGAATTATACGCTTGAACAAACGTTAACAGCATCAACTAGTTATACTAATGCGGCTAATTGGTTTATTGGTGATAATGTTGCTAGTATTTTAAATAGTGGAATAAAAAATCCAGGACAACAACAAGTCATAAACAACACGTTTGTTTCACCACAGGTTACTAATGGAGCTCCTCCTTTTGTAACTGCTAATGTAAATAAAGGTTGTAAAAATATATCTGAACTAAATGCTTCTACTTATTTTGGAGGAGGTACACCTTCACCTTTAGATTTTAATGAAAATTTTTATTACAGAATTTATGAAGACTCTAATACGCAAGACTCTAGTGGAAACAATTTAATATATCTTTTAGTTTCTGGGCCTTTGTCTTATGGTGATACAGAAAATACCGAATCTATGCTTGAAGTTTCATTTACTGTATATAGAGGTGATGGAGCTACTTATGTGTTTGAAACTGAAGCACAAGACGCTTTACCAGATGCCTGGTATGAAAACAGTCAATCATTTGATATTAGTAATGGACTACATTTAGGAAATGTACAAAACCAAACTTCTTTTCAATCAGCAATTGTAAACCCTGGATTTACAAATTGTTATAGTTTTGGAAACGGTGTTGAAAGCTATAGGATTAGAGACTCTATAAAAGGTAAATCTTTTAATTTAGGAAACAGAATTTTTACAACATCTAACGAAGAATTTAAAGCAGCTCACAGGTTTGCTGACATTACATACAGTGGTGTCTTTAATGATGAATCAAATGTAAACAGATTAAATGAATTTAACTTAGGATTAGTAAACTTTAAGCCGCTTGAAGAAACGTATGGAGATGTTGAGATATTATTTGCAAGAAAAACAGATATTTTAGTATTACAAGAAGACAAGATATCTTATGTACTTGCTGGTAAAAATTTATTATCAGATGCTACTGGAGGTGGTGTAGTTACTTCCGTTCCTGAAGTTTTAGGCACACAAATAGCAAGAGTAGAAGAGTTTGGAATTAGTAATCACCCAGAAAGTTTTGCAACATTTGGTGAAAATAAATATTTCTCTGATGCAAAAAGAAACGTTATAATAAAATTAACGGGTAGTTCTGCTCAAAACGAAATACTAACTGTAATATCTAATGAAGGTATGAGAAGTTGGTTTAGAGATTTATTTGCAGAAGCATCAGCAACACAGAAACTAGGAGGTTACGACCCTTATATGCAAGAATATGTGTTTACAACTAATACAATTGTAAAACCAGAGACTGAAATATGTACTGCTTGTGGTGTTACAAAAAACATTACCATTGTTGCAGGACAAGAATTTGTTTATTGTGTTGAACTAGGAGAGACAACAGGGCCTCCATCAAAAACATATTTTGTTGAAATTGATTATGTTATTCCATTTGAAAATACAGATTTAATAGTAACTGAAGGAACTGAACAACAAATAGTTTCAGAAGCAGGTGTAGATATTGAAACAGAAGGACAGGTTTCAGGTACAGGATATATAGTTCAAGCAATATATGATGGTGTTACTTATTCAACAGGTATAGTTTATCAAAGCGGAACGCTTAAGTTTCCAAAACCAAATCCAACTCCAACTGAAGTTGTTATGATTATTTCATCTGATTCAATTGTAAACGACACAATTCAAGTGACAGTTAAATGTCCTGAAGAAGAGTTGTTTAGTGTATACAGTATTACTCTTAGCACAAATGCTAACGCAGGTCAATTTACACACACTGAATTTAGTTGGTCAGATTCAACTGTAAGTTCTCCAACACAATCAGATTTAGTTACATTTTTAGCAAGTCCAAGCGACCCGATAATTTCACAATACAGAGAGTTAGAAGGCCCTCAAGCTTCAGGAGTAATACCTCCAGATGGAGCAGTTATTACAATGAGAAGTAATAAATTAAATTTTGACAACTTCCAGTTTGACCCTACTGAAAATGAATTTAGATATTTAAGAACTGATGCATTGTTTGAAAATAATCCAACTGATATAAGTATATTATTAGCTGCATCTGTGCAAGCAACTCCAATAAATTCGAGTGGCGCTCCTACATTGTATAGCGCTCAATTTGGTTTACCAGCTAATGGTAATAAGTTATATTTAATTTATGATTTAAGAAACGCTATAGGTCAGCAGCTTTGTTATTCAGCGGTAAGCATATTTGATTCGTGTTGTAATTGTACGTTTACTCCAGCCCCAACACCTAGTCCAACACCAAGCCCTACACCAGCGCCTGCACCAGTATATGATTATTTCTTAGGTATAGATTGTGTAAGCTTACAAGCAGTTTATTTGAAAGCAAATCAAACATTAGGAATTGTAGTTGGTGATGAGGTTCAATATAAATTTGGTTCAACTAATGGTTGTGCATCATTATATGATGTAGGAGGGTCAGGACAAAATGGAGAAGTAATAGTTCAGGTAGCAGGATGTGGAGACTCAAGATGTTCAGGATAAATGGTTAACTTTGTAAAATTGTAAATGGCAACAACAGGAACATATTATTATAGCTCAGCAAGTTTTTCTACGGCTACAGCATTATTTACAGATGCAGCTCTAACTACTTTTGCTTCTGACGGTTGGTATTCAGACCAATCAATTGTAAGGCAGCAAGCCTCAGGTGTTTTGTTTGCAGAAGATGATTGTCCAAATTGTGGAACACCTACACCGACGCCAACTCCAGTTGTTTATGATTATAGAGTGTATACGGCGTGTGATGGCATAGCTAGTGATGAAGTGTTTAGAATAGTTCAAGGAGGAACTTTCCCGGTTTCTGTATCTTATAATAGTATTTGTTATTACAATCCTCAAGCTACTGGATTAACTTCTACTATAAATGTAAATGGTCTTGTTAGCTATACTGATTGTGCTGCTTGTGGTACGACTCCTGCTCCAGGCCCAAGCCCAAGTCCGACTCCAAGTCCGACTCCAACGCCTGTGCCTACTGTAACTTATGATTTCAGAGAATACAATGTGTGTGGAACTTCTGTTACTAAAGTATTTAGAAAAGTTTCAGGTAGCTCATTCCCAGCTGTTGTTAAGGATAGTAACTTGTGTTATGAAAATCCTTCAACAACAAGCTTGACAAGTACTAATGATATTGTGGACACTTACGTTGATTGTGCTACTTGTGAGGCTACAACTCCGAGTCCAAGTCCAACGCCTAGTCCAACACCTACACCAAGTCCAACACCAGCTGTAAGTGGAACACAAATATTTTCCACATATACAGTGGGTAATGGAGTAGGAAACTCAGCTACTGCGTGTGTTGCGCAAGCAACTAACAGTATGTATACTTCAAGAGCTAATGTCGCTTCAATACAAACAGGAGATATTATATATACAAATTCAGGATTGACAAATGTGTGGAATGGTGGATTGAATTTCTATGGTGTAACAAACGTAAATGGTCATTATCCAAACTTAGATAATGGGTATGCTTTACTGATTAATTCATTAGGTGCTGTTGATGCAGTTGTAAATTGTACTCCAACACCAAGTCCAACACCAGCTCCAGCTGCTGCTACATTCCAAGATGTTGAAATAAGACAATGTTTTACTACAACACCAACTTACAAAGTAAGAGTTACAGGTTTAACAGCGCCAACTTTAGCTAATGGTATAGTGATAGAAATAACAGGTGCTGCTAGTGCGCCAAACCCAGAGTTTACTGGCTCAACTTGTTGGGAAATAATTGATAATGCTGCAACTTCTTATGATTCATCTGCTGTATTAAACTCTGCATATAGTAGTTGTGGTGGATGTGGAGCAACACCGGTTTATGATTATGCTACATATACTGAATGTCAAACATCAACAACAGCGGTATTTAGAAAACAAAGCACAACAGCTAGTTTCCCTAGTTTTATAAAATACAACAACATTTGTTACTCTAATCCTGTTTCAACTACTGCGACATCAAGTGTTGATGTAGAATCTTTAAGTAGTTTTAATAACTGTTTAGATTGTGAAAACCCATCAATGTTTATTAATGCTCTTCCTCAGCAAGGTTATACTGAAGCTGCGGCTTGTAATGCAAGAACAGATTACTTTGTGTTCTCTGATAGAGCAACAGTTGGTCAAATAATTGTTGGAGATACATTATATGTGAACTCTTCTAAAACCACTGTGTTTAACGGAGGTTTAGAATGGTATAGCATTTCAAATACACAGGGGTATTTACCGCAACCATCAAATGATAAATATTTAATTCTTTCGACAGGGGTTGTTCAAGCTATAACTACGTGTGCCACTCCAACACCAAGTCCAGTTCCAGCGCCAACGCCACCGCCAACTACTAATATTCAAATTAGAGATTGTAATAATTCTAGTTCAACTGCATTTGTAACTGTGACCGGAACTTATGCTTCTAATGCAATTGGTATATCGCTTAAAATTAGTGGAGGCGGCGGAGGTTCTTGTGGTTCAGGATTTAATGGAACAAAATGTTGGGAAATTATAGCTGTAAACACTGTGAGTGATTGTAGCGTAACAACTGTTTCAGTGCAAAGTAGTTGTGGTGGATGTACACCAGCGACACCAAGTCCAACACCTAGTCCTAGTCCAACACCTAGTCCTAGTCCAACACCTAGTCCTAGTCCAACACCTAGTCCTAGTCCTAGTCCAGTTCCTACTCAATCGGTTTACTACTATGATATTGATAGATGTGATGGAAGTGCAGGAACATTTACTAATGTGGCTACAACTCAAATATTGTTTGAAGGACAATCATTGTTAATGGCAGATGGACATTGTTATTTATATGGCGGAAGTGTAGGTACAATAAATTCTAACACTGCAGTAAGTATCTATAATAGTTGTGCTACATGTCTAGCTTCTACGCCTACGCCATCACCGAGTCCATCGCCTACGCCTACGCCTAGCCCATCGCCTAGCCCATCACCGAGTCCAACACCTAGTCCAACACCTAGTCCGACACCTGCGCCTAGTTACCCGGCTATTAATTTAGAGTTTATTAGCACAACAAGTTTTACTTGTAGTGGTTACGCTACGTTCTACATGAATACATCAGATTTCTGTACAGCAACGTTGTTATATAGAGATAGCGCAGGAACAAGAAACGCTTTAGCGGGATACTATAATACTGGTAGCTATTATAGATACTGGAATGGTTCAGCATTTACATTATCTTGTACATCTACAATTTGTCCATAGTTTTTAATTGTAAATAATAATGATTAACTTTATTTGAAATTTAATCAAATCAAATGGAGGAAATACATAATTTTATTACACCTGAGGAGTGTCAAGAACTTATTAAAATGATTGACGCAAATCATTCACGCTCATCAGTAGTAGTAGGGGGTACTGACAGAACGGATGTTACTAATCATAGAACATCAAGCACATCTAATTTAGACATGAACACTCCTATAATGTCTAAAATAAAAAAACAAATAGCCGACACTTTAGGTTTAGAACTTGTT